GACCCCACGAACTGGCCGACCAGGTCGTTGTAGGATTCGAGGTGGGTGTCCCGCAACGTCTCCGCCGCTTGGATTTCCTCGTAGAGGTTTTCCGGTGTTACATCAAGCATTTATCATCCACCTGGTATTGCCGGTGTAATCTTGCCACGCCACGTCCAAGGATCTTTTCGGACAGAATCCTGCCAACGAAGCAGTTGGTTGCCCTCGATGTTTTCCTGCTCGTTCATGGCCTGGTCCAAGACCCAAAGCATGTGCGGGTCAGCCGGCTTCCGCCCGCCGTATTGCATGAAGTCCAGCATCTGCGGATCAAACGGGCCTTCCCACATCTTGTTTCCGAATGGCGGCTGGCCCATAGGTGGACGACCCGCACCGAAGCCCGACATCATTGGCGGCTGCATTCCACCCTGCATCCCAGGCTGCATGTACGACATCATTGGCTGTCCGATTGGTTCCGGCAACGCCATCTCAGTAGCCCCTTCTCGTCATCGTCTTCTTCTTCTTGGCGCGAGGAGTCCCGGCCCGCGTGTTCGTTCTCGCCGCCTTGTACTTCTTCGCGAACTTGTCCGCGTCCGACTTCTTCGCAAACGTGCGAGTCGTGCCGCCGTAGGTCGCGTTGTATCCGCCCTTGACTTTTCTAATTGGCATTAATCCAACCCTTCGTATCGCTTGCGGCGTGCCAGGATCTCGTAATACAGTTCCGGCCGCCAGTGTTCGTAAAACCCGTCCTCTTCCAACGCCTTGCTGGCGATGTTGAGTTCATCCAACCGGAACAGCAGGACGAAGACATACTCGTCGTGCAGGTCCAGTTCCTCGTCGTTCTCGGTCGTCGTCGCGATGAATGTGTTCTCGTCCCAGGGGTGCAGGCCAATAGCGCACACGTTCTTGCTTGCCCACCGACGATTGAGCCGGTGAATGTCGTCCAGGAACTGGTCCATGTCCCAATCGTCCGGCTCCACCTTGACCAGAATCTGGACCGCGTACTTGCTCTCGACGAACGACTGAACACCCTGGAGAACGTCTCGCCAATCGTCAACCAACGCCACCTTGGCGGCGTTAGCCTCCCAGGCACCCTTGGCGTAGGGACAGATCGGCCAATCGTGGATGTCGTCACGGGTCTGCTCCAGCACCCGCTTGCTCCAGTCTTGGACTTCCGAGATGATTCGATCAAGCATTTCATAGGTCCAGTGACTTCACATACGACTCCATCATTTCCACCCCCGTGATCGGGCTGTCCGCAATCATCACGCTCCAGGTCGTGTCCCCGGTGGCGATCGCCCCGAACCAACCCTCGCCGCCGTGTGACGCCAGGAGGTCGATCATCTCCGACGCTAATTCTTCGAGTCGCGTTTGCAGTTCACCCGGCATCGTTCACCTCCGCATGGCCCAGGATGTCGCCCAAGGTATTGCGTTTGTATACGGGCTTGGCACCGTCGAAGTGTGGTGCCTCGTTCCGCATGAAGACCGCGCCCGCGTAGGCGATCACTCGGTCACCGTGAGACTCACGGGCCCCGGTGGTTTCGTCTTGCAGGTGGCCAGGTCCGATGCTGCCGTCCGCGAAGAACACATAATCGAGCATCTCGCCCAGGCCCTCTCGGCTGTGAATCATGATGTCGCCGGAGTTGATCTCGCGGGAGAGCCCAGAGAGCAGGATTCGCTTGGACCTGCGATCGGATCTCCAGCCGTAGTCCCTCGTGCGTCGATCGGTACGCTTGCCGAGTTGCCGTCGATAGTAGATGTAGGAGTAGTCCTGCCGCTGCACGTCCTGGTAGAACGCCTCGCCTGGTCCGTTGACCTCCCACCCTAAGAACGCCTCACCGTTCTGCCCCCGCCAGATCGTTCTGCCGGCGAAGCAAATCTCTTCCGCGAGGTCGAAGGGCGACGTGTGTGGGTCAACGTATTCGGCAACGATCTCTCCTGTCTCGCGATCCATCACCGCGACTGCTGAGTTGGATGACCCACGGCCTTGGGCGAGGTCCGCGAACATGCAGAAGTTCGTCTCACGATCGGGCCGGCCATCAGCCAGGTCACACCACACGAACCAGCGGCCACGCTCACAGGGAACGAGTCGCCCGTCCTCGATCTCACACCGCGTGGCGTCACGACCGTTGGCCTGGATGTGTCGGGTCACGATCGAGGAGTTGAAGAAGAGATCGCCGGACGTGGTGTGGTCGATGAGAATGTTCTGTCCCACATCGGCGGGGTCTTGACGACGCTCCACTTGATTGCGGAACCACGGGGTACTCCAGTAGCCACGGCCGGCGATGTTTGTGATCGTGCCGTCCTCATCGACTCGCCACTCCCGGTCCTTGCCCTTGGTCGGGTGGTCCCAGTAGCCCAGCGTCACAATCCTGGGCCGATCGTGAACGAGTCCGGCGTTGCGTTGCTTGGTGAACTCGGTGCCGGGCCCGATGGGCGTCGAGTTGCCGATGCGACAGGCGGAGGTGTCCGCCGCTGATCGCCAGGCGTCGGTCGCGTGATCCATGGCTGCCATCTCGTCGAACAGGACGAAGGTTCGGCGGCCGCCACGACCGACGTGACCCGTGGTCGCCTGGCCGGAAATGGTTGCGTTGGTCACCGGGTTGATCAACTGCATGTGGGACCGACAGGATCCGCCCCTCATGAAGTGCTGCCGCTCACCTGGAAGCATCCAGTCCGGCAGGGACTCCAGCATGTAGTCCACCTTCCAGAACAGGCTATCGGGGTCGCCTCGCCTGTCCACCAAGTCCTCGATTCGGCTGGCCATCAGAACCTGGGCGTCGTCGCGGAACAGCCAGTACCAGGCCGCCACCGCCACGCACAGCCAGGACGCCCCCATGTCGCGGGACTTGTCGATGATCACGTCCTCGCCGGTGTCGATGGCGTTGATGATGTTCCGCAACGCTGCGTCCTGGACCGGCCAGGTTCGGAAGGGAACGTGCTGGGCCATCGCCGGAACCTCATTTCCCTCGTCGTCCACGACCTTGAGGTTGTAGGTCCAGCCGAAGTAGTTCAGCCAGTAGTGGACGCTCGATCGGCAGGTGGCCAGGATCTCGTCGCGGTTGGCACCCGGCTCGCTGCCCAGGGCAACGAGTTCTTCGCGAACCACGAGGTTCAGATCCTCGTCAGTCGCTATCGGCCAGCCACTCGCCTCGTCGATCCAGAAGATCCCGTAGGTCAGTGGGTGAGCCTTTTCGCTCGCACCGCTCTCGCAACGCATGAAGTCTCTCTTGCAACCGGCTGGTACTGCCGGACAGTGATTGGCTTTGGATCGGGCCGCCGCCGGGTCCGCTGATCTCGTGCCGCTTGGTTCCGAACATCTCCGGGAAGTAGCCCTTGCTCAAATGAATGAGCATCGGGACGTTGTCCTGGTTCAGGGCGATGTGCCTGCACTTGGCGATGATTCGCTCGGCGCACGCTTGCTGGGCCTGCTCGAAGCAGGCTTGGTAGTCCTCGCTCTTCTTGATCCAGGAGTAGTGCCTCGTGCGATCGACGCCGGCTCGACGGGCGGCCTCGCTGACCACGCCGCAGATTTCAAACGCACGAAGGAACGCACGCTGGTTCTCGGTGAGTGTCGAGTATTCTCGTTCTGGCTCGGGCTTGTTTGTCGTCATCAAACGATCCTCACGATGTACAGGGTCACAGTGGCGTCCTTCGTGTCTCCCATTGCATCTCCCACGATGGTCAACTTGCCGTGGCAGGCCACGCCGTTGTGCAGGTCGTCCTGCTCCAGCACCTCGGTGTTGGACGCGTCGCGGTCCTTGCCCTGCAACGCCAGAACGTCGGGGTTGCCCGCCGCACCATCGGTTCCCGTGAGGTAGTCGTCGGTGACGTACAGATCCCAGTTGTCTGTGGGGGCCGTTGATCCAGGATCGGTAATAACGCGAACGATGAAGCCCTTGTACTCGTTCGATGTCTGGATCGAGGCATCGCCGCTTCCGTTACTTGTGAGTGTCGCCTGCACGATCATCATGTCGTGGTTGTGAAGTTCTGCTGTGATTGCGGTAGCCATGTGCTGTCTCTCTACTTCTTCCCAGCCCGGCGACGAAGGCGTCGGAGTCGGCCGCCGTAGAAGACCGCCTGGCCCATGGCACCCTTGCCCCGCTGGTAGTTGATTGTGAGTTTCGGTCGGTAGTTGCTCGTGCCGTGATTCGAGGAGGCGAAGGTCGCTGAGTCGGCCGTGTCTGTCTCGTTCTGGTGCTTCACAACGATCACGACGTGACGATCAGACGCGTTGTTGTCGCGGCACCACTCGACGATCTTGGTCACGTCGTACTGAACCGCACCGGCACCGGACGGGCTCAGGGTTGTCGGCGACTGCGGCCCGACCGCAGATCCGCCGTCGGTTCCCCAGCCGATGCCCAACGCTCGCTGCGTCCAGGTTGGGAAACTTCCGGTGGTGTTGAAAATCTCGTTGCTGCCGACGGCGTAGAAGCCCGCACCGCCACCGCCATACGCGGTGATGTACAGGTCCAGCGTGGCCGAGGTCACGACGGTGTCCGCTGGGAGGTTCGACGTGTCGAAGTCGAAGATGCCCCGGCTGACGGTGACTGATCCCATCACACTGGCGGACTGAACGACGATCGTCGTCAGGGTGTCACCGACGTAAGAGGCTGATCCGCCGACCGTCTTCAACTCGGTATCAACTACCGTCTGTGATGTCGATTGATATGTCGCGGTCGGCATCTAGGATTCCCTCTGTTCGGCGGACGACGCGGCAGTCGGGGCCGCCCCTCTCGAAGTCTCGACACATCTGCGGCCGATGCTCGTACCGGCTGCACCGCCGCTTGTGGTCGAGCCAGACACAGACCATCCCGCTTGGCCGATCGATGGCCTGGTACTTCCGGTACTCGTCCTGGATCTCCGGCGGTCGATCGTCGATCTCGCCGGCCTGGAACGGTGGCATCGACATGATGAAGCAGCACACGCCGCAGCCGTCGCAGTTGTCGATGACTGGAAGGTCAATGGCTCTTCCCCCATGGCGTAAGCCTGTTCAACCAGTTCCAGAACCCCCACGACTGGAGGACCGAACCGATACCGATTGCTGCGCCGATGGAAACGATGTAGAGCGTGAGGTTGATCATTTGATCTTTTTCCTTGCGTCGAAATCCTTGCGGTCGATGTTTCGCAGCACCCGGCCGACCGAGCCCGCTGTCAACTCCGCGTAGTTCGCGGTGTCCTCGATGAAATCGGCCCTGGCCGCGAGCCGCCGTTGGTACGACCACCGCTGCCACAGGGCGCCCAAGTAGTAGGCGAGAGACGCGACCCCGGCGATTCCCAGGATGATTGCTAACGGAATCGAAAGGTGAGTCAGAACATCCATGAGGAAGATCGGTGCCACGCATATAACAATGCCGATGATCAGCAGGCCGACGGCCGACGACCGTGACCCGACGAACCAGGCGACGATCGCTGCCAGGATGGCGACGAGTCCGCCGACGGTCAGCGGCCACACCATCCCCGACGACGTTGCGAGGCTGACGAGGTGGTCGGGATCTCCGGCGAGGGGACCGGCGAGGCCCGCAACGGAGGCGTGCCGCGAACTTCCCACGGTCGCGCACCCCGCCGAAGATATGACACACAGGGCTGCGGTGAGCAGTCCCGTGCGAAGGAGTCCAGGTTGGCGATTTCGCCTGGTCATCGTGCGATACTTGTCTCGTTCAAGAGGAGCGTGTCGAGGGTTCGTTCCACTCGGGCGACCCGCTCGTCGATGATTTCTTGCTGAACGATAACAGTTTCGATCTTGACCCCAATCTCTCGCTGTCGATTCAGCGTCGTCATGACCACGGTGACCGCGATCGGGACGATGATCCCGATCAACACCAACCAGTCCTGAATCGACAAGCGAACGATGTTGCTGCCGGGTTTGCGCGTCATAGATTCTCCAAACGCGCACCACTTCCCCGGTGGGCTTTTACGCGATGGTCCGCGACTGTCAATGGGTGTCTCCGGCTTTTCGCCACATGTTTGTTTCGTTGATGTCTGGCAGCCCCAGTGTGATCCCCCGCTCGCCGGCGGCAAGTTGCAGCACCCGCTGCTCGACGAGCATCATGACGTGCCGCCTGGTCGATGTCTCAGGAATACCAGTTTCCCGTGAGAGATCCATGATCGAGGGCCAGTACCCGTTGTCCATCACGAAGAGTTTCACCGCTTGGATGATCGCCCTGCGTCTGCGTTTCGTTTCATCGACTTGCTCAACCACCGGAGATCCCCCGATCTTCCTCCACGACGACCAGTTCCTGTTGTGCGTCGTCAACGTCGAATACTGTTCGGTGAACCCGCCATCGGTTCTTGAGTTTCCGCCAGCACCACAGTTCCAGGTGGCGGTCGGGCCCCCGCGTCCAAGTGACCGCCGCCGGCGATTCGCTGAGTTTCTTCATGTGCGAGGATCGACCGCTCATCGTGGTGGCCTGGACCCCGATGGTGCTGGTTTCATTGATTCCCAGAACGTCGATGACGCCGTAGAGATCCTGCCTCACGCGGGCGTGGGGGTTCCATCGCTCAACTACCTGGGCGAGGTAGCCGTCTCGTCGCAACCGCTCCAGCGTCCTTGCTGTGGGTGAGGATGGCATCGGGGAAGCATACCAACTCGATACCCCTGGATATCCGATCCCAAATGTGGCAAAAAGTGCCGAAAAGTGACCGAAAGTGGCAAAATGTGGCAGAACCGTCCAAAAACTGCCCATATCAGGTACAATCACACGAATCTACAGGAGGCACCATGCACAAGTCACCACAGCAGCAACTCGCTGACCTGCTCGCACTTCGCGTGCAGCGGCGAGAGGAGTTCCGGGAAGTCAAGTCCTGGTACGGCCGCGACGAAAACGTCCCGGAAACGATCCTGAATGAGCAACGCGAGACTGAGTTGATGATCAACAAGGAGATCGCGAGGCTGCGAGTGAAAATCGAAGGAGCCAGCCAGTGAAGTCACAGATGTTTCACATCACCTACCTGGACACCAAGTTCGACGATGAGGGCCGGCAGTGGGTCTTCACCGACATCGTCTTCGACGCCGTCGTCACCGAAAAGTTCGTCATGCACGAGCGTGTTGCGGTCGAACAGTGGAGCGAAGTAAAACTGATATCGATTCAATGTGACGCTGAGCAGCAGGACCGAGACGGGAACACGATCCAGGTCCACCAGATCGACGGCGAATACGATCGCCAGGCGTTCCCGATGTCGCAGATTTCAGATGCCCTTGAGCGGCACGCGATCGACAACTTTGACCCACTTGGAGAGTACGATGGCTGATATCCCGATCTACAACGTGTGCGTGAACGAGGCCGGTGAGATCCAGGAGGAGTTCACCGGAGACGCGACCACCACCACCCCAGCATCAGAGTCACCTAACTCGTTCTGGGTGTACCGTGGAACCCTGGACGAGTTGGACGACAAGGCCGAGAACCTGATCAACTTCGGGCCCGTTTGGTCGGGGTCGCCCGACTCCGCCGTTGGACTTTTCATCCGGCACGGCCACGCCATCAAGCGGTGGCTCGAAAACTGATACACTTCAACTGACCCATGTCTGGTGGGGCCCCTCGGTTTTTCGTGTGCCGGGGGGCTCTTTTTCATTCTTCAGTATCGCCTCCCCGATCAACTGTGGAATCTGCGGCACGACCGCGTTGCCTAAGCATCTAAGTCGGTGTGTCCGGTTGGGAACCCCATCAGCCACTCGACCCACGTCGGGTTCAGTGAGCCACAAGTCTGATAGTCCTCTCGGGCGTGTACCTCCCTCCCCAACAGGCTGTTCGACGGCACGTTCCTGCAAGCCTTCGCGGAGCCATCCTTCCAGTCTCGGCTGGTTGGCGTCGGCCACGATCCAGATTCTGTCTCGGCGGTGAGGCGCACCAACACTTGCAGCCGTAATGCAGTGCCACTCCGCGTCGTACCCGATCTCGGCCAGGTCACCGAGGACTCGATCCAGTCCTCGCCCAAGCAGGGCTGACACGTTTTCCATGATCGCGTAGCGGGGTCGTACTTCCCCAATAAGTCTTGCAATCTCGCTCCATAAACCAGATCGTTCGCCATCAATTCCTGCTCCTTTGCCTGCTGTTGAGATGTCCTGACAGGGGAAGCCGCCCGTTATCACGTCTGGGCGTATGCCATCGGCCTCCAGGATTTCCGCTGTCAGTTTCGTTACGTCCGGGTAGATCGGGATGCCCGGCCAGTTCTTCTTGAGAACCTTCTGCGGGTACTCCTCGATTTCGCAGAACGCCACGGTTTCAAACCCGCCGGTTCGCTCCAGGCCCAGGGTGAACCCCCCGATTCCGGCAAACAAATCCAATACCTTAAACATCAAATTGCCTCCTGATGTCACTCACTTTGGGGGCTGGACGACACTGGTCCAGTGAATCACCCATTCGCCCTCCCCGTCTGTCATCGGTGGAAAGACGGCCGCGACCTTGCTCTCGTGAATCCACCGCATCAGTTGCCGGCGGCTGACTCGCATCGTGGTCATCGCTTCTTCAAACGAGAACCACTCCTTCTCACGAAACCACTCGGCGTTCGCCTGTGTTCCTTGAGCATCGAGATGATTTCGAGGCTTCCCACGACGAGGACGACCACGCCGCCGAGGCTTACGATGAGGCTTGCCGTCATCCATGACGCTCCTTCTTCACGTTGCCTGTTGCTCCCGGAGTTGGGTTCGGAACGAGCCCCAGCGGAACGGTACGAATCGACCCGTCTCTCGCACACGATCTACGATGCTCGGGCCCAGGGTGTCAACCGCTTCCTCCGGTGTTTCGTTGGTAATCAGTATCGTTGAAAGGTCGCGAGCGTACCTGGCATCGATGATCTCAACCAGGCGATGCTGTTCCCAATCGCTTCGTTTCCGTTCGTGGATCTCGTCGATCACCAGGAGTTTGATCGGCTCCTCGCGACCCTTCCCGCTAAATGCATCCATGAGTCGGTCAAACCGCTGATCCGAGTCGTCGTCGAACGAGTCCCTCAGTTTGCGGTACATCTCTGCCGCTGTCGTGTATCGGCAACCGATCTCATCCAAACAGTGAAAAGCAATCAGGCTCACGGCCATCTGAGTCTTGCCGCTTCCCCTGCTCCCGGTAAACACGAGCAGCCTCCCGCCGCTTCGCATCTGCTTGAGCAGTTGATCGTGCAGCAGGGTCCAGTCCTTGCTCAGGCTGTCGAGGCTGATTGGTTTCACCTTCTTGGCGTGGCGTTCGGGGACGTTGCTTCTTCTCCAGAGTCCTAGTTGTGTTGTCGTTGGCATCGTCGCCCTCCTCCGGCGGCGTGTTTGCGAGTGTGTAGACCATGGCCTTCGAGCCGGTCCTGGTCGGCCGCCGCAGCCCACTCTTGACGAGCAGGCCACGGCGGTGCGCGTTGTGAACCGTTGCAGAGCAGGATTGGTGAGAGATTCCGGTGATCACCTCGATCTCGTCACAAGTTAATCCGCCTGGGGAGCGAGCCAACGATTCAAGTACGCGGCGAAGATGCCGACCTCGGCGGGGCATGGAATCGATCCACGCCCACCACGATTCTGCTTGGTAATCAATTCCCATCGGTTGCCTCCTTACGTTTCCTCACGTTTGCTCACGCTCGGAGTTTCGATGGAATTTCTCCATCGATTCTCCACTGATTCAACAATCGGTCCAGGTAGACCTTCGCGGCGGCCGGACCGGAGTAATCCACGCCGGAACCAACAGCATGCCGTAGGAGGGCCGCACACGCCTCCTGCGGGCAGTTGTCACCCACGGGTGACTCAGTGGCCTCCTGAACCACAGAAGCGATCACACGGGCTTCTAGGATCCCCAGGGGCGAACCCTTCCACGAGGCCATCAAATCGGCGGTTTCGCGGAGAATTTTGCCCTCGGAGACGTTCTCTCTAGATTCTCCTCTCTTCTCCTCTCCTCTCCTCTCTTCTAGGGTGGAGTTTTCTTGGAGTGATTCTGGAGGATCATTGGATTCCCCATGGATTCCCTGCGGATTCCCTGCGGATTCCCCATGGATTCCCCGCGGGTTCCCCATGGATTCATCGTGGTCGGTCATCCAACCCAGCCGGGTGACCCGCTTTATCGTCGCACGCACCAGATGCTCTCGTCCTGGAACCCCGATCAGCATCGCGATCTCCTCGACGGTCATGGGTGACCCACCCAGGGTGGCGAAGCAGCCGCCCCGCTTGGGGTGCCGCATCGCCCACTGCTGGAGCAGGCACCAGATTCCGAAGAGTGCCGGGCCGTCCTCGCTGGCCAGCAGGAGAGACGCCTCCGGGGAGAGTTGGCATTTCTGCCGGAACCAGCGGGGGTGCTTGACGCGGCCCCGCTTCACGTCAGGTGCGAGCATCTCATCAAATCCAACGATGCTGATCACGTTTTCCCCCCGTTCTCCTCGTACTCGCGGAGGTCTTCCTCTCGCCAGCGGAGTGTCCTCGGGTTCCCCAGGCAGATCGGTGAGGGGAACTTCTCCTCCTTGATCAACCGACGCAGCATCTTCGACGTGATGCTGTAGCGGTTCTGGATGTCATCAACTGTCAACAGTGGTTCTTGCATGGGATCACCTCAGAATGGGATTTGGTCCTTGGTAATTTTCCTTTCGTACCCCTTCGTCGTGGGGTGCTTCGGGAACAGGTCATCGACGACCTCGTCGCCGCTCTTCTTCTCGGCGGTCGCCTCGGAACTGGAGCCCGACGCCGGCTCGACCTCACCACTGAGGCGTGGTCGCTTGCCGCTGGGGTCTTGCTCGCGGGCCCACAGGGCCACCCGCAAGTTGGCCTCGCAGCAGGGGCAACTCATGGTCCCGGTTAGCGGCGGCGCCTTCGCGTTCTTCGAGTCGTTGCTCCAGAGGGAAATCTCGGTCTTGGTCTTTTCTTCACTCATTGTCCAGTCCCTTCAGTTTGGTTTTCATTGATTCCAATGCATACGCGAGTTGGTCGCTGTTCAAGTCGTCGATACTCTCGACACCGAAGTACCCACACATGTCTCGCGAGCAGTTCTTCCCGGTTCGTTCTTCCCAATCTGCGCACAACTGCTTGACCTTGTCGCAGTCGTCCTCATCTTCGTACCGCACTGGTGACTCCTCAATCACCTCGGCGTCCTGGATCTCGCTTGGCTGCGGCACTTCCGATTCCCCATGCTCTTCAACGTAGACCGGAGCCATGCCGAAGGCGTTCGGACAGAAAGTTCGATACCCCTCGGAGATGCAGCGAGCAAACAACATTGCACGCGGGTACTTCTTCCAGTTGGTCCCGCCCAGGCCGGCACGCTTCGCATCGTTCATGTCGAAGACCTGCGTCCCCTGCGAGGACCACTTGCCGTCGATCTTCTCGAAGAACTCGACCTCGCACTCCTCGTTGGTCTTCTTCAAGACCTTGTAGTTGTAATCAGGGTGCGACTTGATCGCGGCAGCCATGGCCGTCGCGCACAGGTTCGCCTTGCCCTGAATGATGTGGAAACTCGACATCGCCTCGTAGTCGTTCATTCCGAGCGACCGACCGACGAGCAACTGAGTCGCCACCGCTGCCGCCGACTTCGCGTCGGGGAACATGCCGCTCTCTGAGAATATCTTCGCGGCCTCGGCCACGGGCATCTGCCGCGTGTCCAGTTGCTTGCGAACCATTAGATCATTCATTGGTAGCCTCCTGATTGATTTTCCACTGCGGAATCGAGATGGTCTTGACGCCGGCGCCGTAGCCATCGTGTGTTTGCTTGAGCCGCAGCGAGTCGGATTCACGGTTCTCCTTAAACCGTTGGATCGCTCGATTCACTTGCTTGAAACCATGGTCGAGTGATTCTTGATCCAGTTCGTACACCCCAACAAGGTAGGGCGCGGTTTTCTGCACCGCAATGAACCGGAATGGTCCGACGCTGTCGATCTCGTGACGAGTCATCAGGACCATGCGGTAGAACGCGGCTTGAATGTGGTAGCCGTACATGGCGATCGCCCTGGCGAAGCCCTCCGGTGAAGCGTCCTTCGTTGACTTCACGTCGATGATCGTGTTGCCAAGCAGAACGTCGCAACGACAACGAACCGGAACCGATTGCATTTCACTGTAGACGCTCACTTCGATGTCGTCCTGAGTCGCATCGCGAATCATCGGCCCAGCGGTCGGGTGATTCTGGACCGCGAGGTCCATCCCGACACAATCGTCATACTCCTTCGGGGTCAGGATTGTCTTGTTCGCATTCGCTGCGAGGAACCCACTGTGTTCCTTGCTTCCCTTGCGGGCGTTCGGGCCGCGAACGTACTCCCTCTTGAACCTCATCGGTTCCAGGATCGCCGTGTGAACTGCCTCGCCCATCGACAACGACTTCGTTGTCTCCGGCATCGTCTCGCGGTAACTCGCGTACTGCACACTCGTGAGCAGGTTGCGAATCTTTGTCGAGTTCAGGCCGGCCGCCGAGTGGTAGTCCGTCGCTGACTGGTTCCGAAGGATCCCCTGGTACTGGGGCCGGCGATCCACCGTTGGAATTTTCATTTTCAGTTGCCTCCGAGAAGTCATCATAGTGCGCGTAGCCAATCGAAACGTGGTTGTTGTCTTTCAGGTCGTAGTGCTGGCTGCGTGGCAGCGTTGCCACCGACGCCAATTCGTTGACCAGCCTGCGAAGAACGTCCGCCAGTTGGCCGGGGACGTTTCCATCGAAAGCGGTCGTGTCGGCCTCGATGTGGATGTCGAGGCACCGCGTAATCAACGACGCTCGTTCGTTCACATCACTCATCAGAAACTCCTTTGCTAAGTGACTCGCGTACCGCATTGATCGTGCAACACACGAGAACGATTATCACGAACACAGACGCGGCCGTCAGGAACATCACGCCTCACCTCCTGTTGCCTTCTTGATGGCAGCGTCCACCAAGTCCCAGTCATCTTCGTTGAGTAATTGGTGAAGAATCTCATGCGGCTCATCCCATAAAGCCTGCAACGCTTTCAAAAGGTCTGGCGCAGCCGCAATCAGCCGGGCGTTGGCTGCGCCCCTTCCATGGGCATCGAGGCAAGTCGCAATACTGGGAACATTGCCGCTGTCGTCAATTATCTTCCAACGCTCAGGGCCGGGGATCGGCCCTCTCACGGTCCACGGCCCAGGCGTGTGTGTTGTAGTTGTCACGCTTCACCTCCACAGTCGGCAATTTCTTCCCACTGGTCGTCGATGCATCGTTGCTTCCATGTGCAGTATGAGTGGAGTTGGTGCAGCGCGGCCAGGTGCTTCTTCTTCATGAGGATGTCGGTGTAGTCGAAGTCGTTGATGGAATGTTTTTCGCACGCTCCAAGCAACGCTTGCACCGAGTAGTAATCGGTTGAATCGCAATCGTAACTTCGGAACAATTCGCGAGACAGCACTCGCGTCATTGCTTCCAAACTCATTGCCAAAGACGACCAACTCACTGCCACTGGAGACAGATGTTTCCAGTTGTACTCAGGAATTACGACGTGCATGGTTTTCGACGGCGGCCTTCGACGCGACGTTGATCGATCAGAATACGATCGTTCGTTCAGGATCGGTTCAACGTCGTCCAGGTACTGGCTGTACGAGATCATTCGCTC